GACCTGTGTTGACCGTGCATGATTCTGTAGTGGTTAGTGTTCCCGAAGATGATGTAGAAGAAGCGCAGAGTTACGTAGAACAATGTATGCGGTACGTGCCAAATTGGGCAGAAGGACTGCCACTTGACTGCGAAAGTGGCGTGGCTAAAGCCTATGGAGATTGTGAAGCATGAACGCTGCACCGTGGTCATTCAGTAAGATAAAGGCATTTCAACAATGTCCTAAACAGTTTTACCACGAAAAAGTAATCAAACAGTATCCGTTCAAGATGACCAGTGCCGTGCGCTACGGTAACGAGTTTCACAAAGCCGCAGAAAACTACATACAAGGTAAAGGGTTGGATAAGCGGTTTGAGTTTGCTCGTCCTGTACTTGACTCCCTTAATGCAAAGCAAGGTGAGAAGTTATGTGAATATAGGATGGGGTTAACGAATCGTCTGGAGCCATGCACTTTTGGAGCAGACGACGTATGGTTTAGAGGCATTGCAGATCTATTGATTGTAGATCATGTAGAGCAGTTAGCGTGGGTGATTGATTATAAGACAGGTAAATCCGCACAATACGCAGACATCGGCCAGTTAGAGCTTATGGCGATGGCTGTGTTTAGGCACTTTCCACATATTCGCACGGTTCGAGCAGGCTTGTTGTTTGTTGTGTGCAACGAGTTAATTAGAGATTCCTTTATAGTTTCAGACAGTAAAAAACTATGGATCAAATGGGCAGACTCTTTTAGTGATATGCAGTATGCCTACGATAACGATACGTGGAATCCAAGTCCCAATGGGTTGTGTAGAAACCACTGTCCAGTGATTGAGTGTAGTCATAACGGGAGTAACAAATAATGCCGTACAAGAACCCAAAAGATCGTAAAAAGCAAAAGCCAGATAAAAAAGGAACAAAGGCTTTTGAAGCTCGTATGGAGCGGCAACGTGCCAGACGCAAGATGGATAGAACAAGTAAAGACGCAAACAAAAACGGAGTGGCTGACAAACGCGAAGGCAAAGACGTAAGCCATAAAAAAATGTTAAGTAAGGGTGGATCAAATAAGGATGGTGTGCGGGTAGAAAGTCGTAGTGCTAATCGTGGTCGCAACGGTAAGAAACCTACCCGTCGTAGATAGGCTTGAGGTACTTCATCACCTCTCCAGCACGTTCCCGTCCGTGTAGCCGAAGGCGGGTCTAATCAGGCCAGATCGTTGTCATTTCGATCCTGAGCGCGTTCCCGTCCGCGCGGCCGAAGGCGGGACTTTTTTGAATGACTGCACGGAGTGACCACCCACCCCCCTCCACTTCGTGATCCAGCACGTTCCCGTCCGTGTAGTCGAAGGCGGGACTAAAAAGGAGACAACGTGCAAGTTATAGATAATAGGGCTTTACTACTGAAGTTACGCCAGCCCGGAAGGGTAACCAGTGTTATACCTAAAAGTAAGTTGTTACCTGATAACCGAGTGCTGGTTAACTGGGGTATCGAGGAAACACACGTACTAAAAAACTTAAACATTAAAGCACCCTCTCCCATCGAAGCTGAGTACGAGTGGACAGGAAAGTATGAGCCGTTTGACCATCAAAAAACGACAAGTGCGTTCTTAACATTAAATAAAAGAGCTTTTTGTTTTAACGAGCAGGGTACTGGCAAAACCGCCAGTGCTATCTGGGCAGCAGATTATTTGATGAACAAAGGTAGGGTGAGCAGAGCATTAGTTATCTGTCCATTGTCGATTATGGATTCTGCGTGGCGGCAAGACTTGTTTACTTTTGCCATGCACAGATCTGTTTCAGTTGCATACGGTAGTTCAAAGCAACGCCGAAAGATAATAGAGGAAGGCGCTGAGTTCGTCATAATTAACTACGATGGTGTTGAAGTTGTCAGAGATGCCATCGAAGAAGGTGGGTTTGACTTAGTTATCGTAGACGAAGCTACGCATTATAAGAACGTACAAACTAACCGCTGGAAAACATTGAATAGTCTCATAACTGGTTCTACGTGGGTATGGATGATGACCGGGACGCCCGCTGCTCAAAGTCCATTAGATGCATTTGGGTTAGCCAAGATCGTAGACCCTAAATCGGTGCCAAGATTCTTTGGCACTTTCCGCGATCAAGTTATGAGTAAAGTAAGCCAGTTCAAATGGGTGCCGAAGCCCGAAGCTACAGAAATAGTATTCAGTGCTTTGCAACCAGCGATACGGTTTACCAAAGCCGAGTGTCTAGACTTACCGGAGATTGTTTACACACACCGTGAGGTCGAGCTTACAAGACAGCAGCAGAAGTACTACAAAGAATTGAAAGATAAGATGGTGATGCAAGCAGCAGGAGAACAAATCTCTGCGGCAAACGCTGCCGTTAACCTCAACAAGCTACTGCAAATATCAGCAGGGGCCGTGTATACAGATGAAGGCGAGTCTTTAGAGTTCGACATCAAACATAGATATAAGGTGTTACGTGAGGTTATCTCTGAGGCGAGCAAAAAAGTTTTGGTATTTGTTCCGTTCAAGAACGTCATAGATGTGCTTGTGGATAAGCTACGGCAGGACGGTATAACCACAGAAATGGTTCGCGGTGATGTGACTGCAAGCCAACGCACTGAGATATTTAAGCAGTTCCAGCAAACCTCAAACCCACGCATTCTGGTAATACAGCCACAAGCTGCGGCACATGGGGTCACGCTAACCGCTGCCGACACTATTGTTTGGTGGGGGCCAACTTCTTCCGTTGAAACCTATGAACAGGCTAACGCCCGTATCCATAGACAGGGCCAAGATCACAAATGCACAGTGATTCAGTTGGCAGGATCTCTCGCTGAAAAGCGCGTCTACTCACTTCTAGATAATAAATTACACACCCACACAAAAATTATTGATCTTTACAAAGAAATTGTTGCATAACTAACAAAACAATAGCAGAATGCGTTTCTCGCTTTTAGGAGATTCGTATGGGCGATGCAATAAACGTAGATAAGCTAACAAAAGTTTATCTGAAAATAAAAGAACAACGAGAAGAGTTGTCGAATAGGTATAGGGAACAGGACGGTCAGCTAGAAGATCAACAAAACACGATTAAAAGTGAATTGTTGAAGCATCTGCAAGAGCAGAACATTGATTCTATCAGGACACCCAATGGCACCTTTTACCGCAGTGTTAAGACGAAGTATTGGACTTCTGATTGGGGAAGTATGCATGAGTTTATACTGGAGCATGGCTTGCCCGATCTTCTGGAGAAGCGGCTACACCAAACAAATGTGCGGACGTTTCTTGAGGAAAATGAAGATCTGCTGCCGAAAGGTCTGAACGTCGATAGCGAATACTCGTTATCAGTTCGGAGACCTAAGAAATGACAGATCCATTAGTGCCAATCGAAAGCGTTGCTCAGCACTTAAAGGTGTCAATATCAACCATTCGTATGTGGGTGAGGCGGGATATAATTCCTGCAAATAGTTACGTGAAGATAGGGAAGACTTACAGATTTTCGCTACCGGACGTTACGTTTGCGTTGCTTCGCTACGATGGTGGTATTGATGAAGCCGAAGAAGATTTGGATGATGATCTGTGAGAATCAGCATCCGTGGGGGTTACTTCTCTGGGCCACCAGAGCTAGATGCGTACTGCACACAAATGAGTGCGGTAATCGTCCATGCTTCTGGAGTTCACAGAAGTTACTTCGCTGGTGAGTACCAACCAGAAGGTAATCAGTTACCTGCATGTTGGTCAACGGATACTGAGAGGCCAGCGTTACAAGTGCCAGCGGCTACTCGCCAATCTGGTAGGTGTATCGACTGCTCTCAGAATATACGTGGATCGGCAATAGGTGGTAATGGCAGAGCGTGTAGGTTCTTTCAGCTTTTAGCGATTGCTTTTGAGCATGACCTAAACACTGTACATAGACTGCAAGTTCCGTCAGCAAGCATCTTTGGTAAGAGCAACAGTAACATGTCGCTTGAAGCCTACTCGCGCTTTTTGGCTAGACACGGAACGCCAAGCGCAACGGTAGTAACAAAAATTTATTTTGATACTACAAGTAACATGCCTCGTTTGTGCTTTGCACCGTCGAGAGCATTGCGGACGGAAGAGTTAGACGTTGTGCGTGAGGTCATTACTCGGCCCAGCACCCTCAACACAATTACGTTTGAGGTTGTAGACCACACACAATCCCCTTTTCCGGTTAGTAAGGG